GAAGGTTACACCCAACAAACCCCCCCTGGGGGTCCCCCCGCCATAATTGGAACACCGCCAATCTTATCTCGTTCATCGGTCGAGATGCTAACAGTCATTTTATCCACACTAACTGTGCTATTAGTGGCAATCTTATCACGCACGATGATTGGCCCATCGCCTTTGTATATTTTAGAATCATAAGACACACTCGCCTCAGATTCTGACCAATAATAAGAAACCCCACTCTTCAATCGCAACTCGTATAGGTCGCAGCTATTGAAGTGT